AACTGCTTTCAATTCCATACGATTATTAGTGGTATTATGTTCAGTATGAACGAATTCCGCTATTTTAACACCTGAGTCATTGATGGTTATATAGCCATATGCTCCCGTATTAGTTTTAGTACGGTCATTGACATCACATGCCCCATCAGTATAAATGTACCACATATATTAAAATATTATTTCCTTTCTTCCTGCTATCAATTCATCATCTATGATGTATTTCCATCCTCTACGAGTCAGGTATTCAAAAATCTCATATGCTATTTCCTTAGCATGTTGGATATTACCTTTACACTTTGCTTCATGCCATGCACACCGTTTATGAACGGTTCCGATAAACGTTCTGCCACAATCTATATCATACATCAAACTCCCTTTAACATGATATATACCTTTGTTATAAAACTCGGATTTTGATAGATACTCATCTATAGACACTGATACATCTTTAGCCATATTGTTTGGATCAAAATATAGTAGATTAACTATCAATGGATTAGTGGAGGACTCTACCAGCGTAAACGCATAAGGTTGCATAGTGGTATATGAATAAGGCAGCATAATTATGCTAATATAGCACATTTTTAGCCCAAAACAAGACAAAAACGAAAAATTCCCTTAAATTTATGAATAATGTATAAATTTGGAATATTTATGAATCAAAAAGATTATAATTTTGATGTTTATGAGGTTGAAGTTTAGGTCATGTCAAAATATGCCCCTTACCCCAAAGGTTGTATGGAGTAAGTTTATATTCTGATGTAACTTTAAACTTCAACTTCATAAACACTTGATGTTTGATGAGTCTCGTCTATCGTTTACCGCTCTATTGGTGATATCCAGAACTAATAAAACTGGAGATAGAGTGATGCCATGCCCTGCGGTGCCCCTTAGTGTGCCGCAGCGTTTTTGTATGTGTAGTCACCGTCGATACTTAATCACAGGTTGAACTGGTATGCAAGTACATATAACATAAATATTGCATATGACAAAATTCGATCAAGTATTAGAATCACTATTAGCACAGGAAGCTTTTTTAACTGGACCGCAAACTAAAAATGCCAACACTGCTGCGCCTGCACAAGTACCGTCAAATAACGCATCGCAAGGGAGTGGTACGTCCGTACAGCCTCAGACTCAAATGAAACATGCCACGGGGGCTGTAAACGGTCCAAACGGTCAACCTATACAAACTGCTGGTAATACTGCTGCACCATCACAACAAGCACAACTTGATCCTGTGGAACAAAAAGAATATGACGATTTACTAGCAACAAGTAATGATCCTAAGAAATTTCAACAAGGAGTAGCCAAAATACAAACTGATCCTGATAAAATGACTAGATTCCTGGGATATATGGCACAACTACAAAATCAAAAACCAGCAGTTTAATAAATAATATATATGTATCATTTCAATCGGTTATATCGTTCAATTATAAAAGAAGCTGACGAGGATCAACAAGCTGCTGTTGCGCCTCCTGGTGCGGCATCTATGGCTGATTCAAATGCCGAAGGAGATATAGATGTATCCCAAGAAGACCCTGCACCTGATGTTGCTGCTGTTCCCGAAGAACCAGTGGCACCCGAGGAATTGGAATTAGCAAAATTAGCAGTTAGAGCATTATATTTTAATGCGGAATCTAAAGATTTACATGATAAAAAGTTAAGATATAAAGGTCGTGTTATACCATTTGAAAAAATATCAGACGAATTCGAGCGTCACAAAATAGTGTTGCCCGTTTTATTCTTCGTTGAAAAATTGATGGATCATTATGAAGGTAAAGCATCTAAATGGACAGAACGACCAGAAATAAAAGGTAAATCTATAATTGATAAAATTCGAGCCTTTAATGCAGTTGCAAAAGGCGATGAACAATTAGACAACGGTAAACGAGTTTACTGGACTCGTATCATATTAAATTGTCTATTAGATGGCACTCCAGCGGAGAATCTGGTAATATCTGATGTCAATGAGCAGAATTTGCATGAGATATTTAATTTCTTGAAGCAGCAATATGGTGGGGACACTAGAGGTTTAACCCCGACCAACATTGATTTGCGATCTCCTGGCGTATTCTAAGCTTTTCAGCTTGCATTCAATCTAAAGGCGATGTAGAATACTATCATTATGCCGCAATATTATGCAGGAATAGGATCACGATCCACGCCTATAGAGCCGTATCAAGCTCAATTCAAAGACATAGCAAGCGTTTTAGAGAAACGCGGGTTTATATTGCGTAGTGGTGGAGCCGAGGGGGCAGATGAATACTTTGAGAGTGGAGTGAGTAATGCAGACAACAAGCAGATATATCTACCCTGGAAAAAGTACAGGGATAATCCCTCCCCATTATATACCATAACGGATTCTGCCTATGAAGTGGCACAACGTTTTCATCGAAATTGGAATTGCCTTACACAAGGCGGGAAAGCCTTGCATGCCCGAAACACCAATATAGTGTTAGGACCAGATGTTACACGATTAGATAACATGGTATCATTTATCATATGCTGGACTCCTAATGGACAAGAGTCAGGCGGAACAGGACAAGCCCTTCGCATGGCAGAGCATTTTAATATACCTGTGTTTAATTTCGGTAGCGGTGTACTATATAAGGATGATCTGCTGGAGCACTTACTATTGTTCCGCGATACTAAGTAGTCCATAGTAATACGCTCAAAAGCATCCGATAAATTTTCCAATTTTATGGCAACCTCAAAACGCAACAAACTGCAAGACAATTACACCTATGATGCGAAGAAAGAGATATATACTTTTATAGGCATATCTAATTCCAACGATAAATGTAATATACCAAAAAAGAAAGTAGATTCCATTTTAAAGCTATACTCCAACTATGATAGCAATAGGTTTACTACGGCACAAATAGCTCAGCGAACTTCCACGTCTGAAACAATAATCAAAGGAATAGTTAAGGCATTAGGTATAACACGCTCCGCCTTACCCGTATCACCCGAAAAAATAGAAACAGTGGAGGAAGATGCCATAGTACAAGATTTGATAGATGATAAAGTATCAAGTATTGGTATAAAATTCGAGAAAAGACAATTGGCACAAAATGTCAAGGATGCGGAAAAATGGCGCAATTTTCAATTAAAAAACGTAGACCCCTTCGATGCAGTCTTAGCAAAATGGGTTCCACCAGTATACAAGCCTGTATATAGTAAAACATCGATACAAGACAAAACATCTGATAAAGTGTTTGTCGTGGCATTATCCGATCTACATTATGGATCATATAGTAATGCCAAATATATGTTTAATAACAAGGGATGGTCCACACCCCAAACAGTAGAAGCTGTTAAAAACCTAGCGGATTCCATTGTCAGAGAAGTCGAAGATAGAAAATATAAATTCAAGAAATGCGTGATAATCGGAATGGGTGATATAATTCATTCTTTATTAGGTAAAACTCAACGAGGCACTGAATTAGTATATGACTGTATCAAGGAAGAACAATTTGAATATGCATTGAATAGTTTATTATTATTCTGTCAACGGATGCGGGATTGTTTCGGGGAAATAGAAGTTCACAGTGTTGGTGGCAATCACCATTATGAATTAGACATGGCTATTTTCAAAGCTATTGGCCTATATTTCAGCAATGATAAACATGCAAAGTTTATTCACCATTCTACTCGTCCTGCTGCCTTTAAGTGTGACAATACTCTGATTATGATTGATCATGGTGCGGACTCCAAAGAAAGAGTATACGTTCCCGATGGCTCTAAACTAGAGCGACATGTTCAATCAATATTATTGAGTAATACTCATCTGTTAAATGATGTCAAAACTAAACTATTCCTACAAGGGGATAAACATCACTTCGAACATTTGGAATTTAACACCTTTGAATTTATAATGTTCTCAACTATTTTAGCGGCTGACGAGCATGCCAATATAAACAATTGGCATAATAGGGCTAGACAATCATGTTTAGTGTTAGATAAAACTGGGTTAAGGGAAATTATACACGTATACACGGAATAAATGACTTGCATACCTATACAAGTCATGGTATAGGTATGCATATGTCTAACAAAATTACAGTAGTCAAAAATTCCGCGACATGGTGCGGTCCATGTCGAACCCTTCAACCTATATTTGAACAAGTCAAATCAGCATTCCCTGATGTAGAGTTTCAGGAGATTGATGTGGACAATGAAAATCCATACAATGTTCGAGCCGTACCCACTATCGTTTTTCTAAAAAATGGAAAAGAAGTAGATCGTACTCAGGGAATGAAGACGGTGGATCAATTAAAAAACATCATAACAAATGCACAAAAAAACGGATAATGTTATTAGACGGGGGGATCGAGTAAAAGTAGTCAATCCCCTATTAGTTACCCGTGTGGGGTATCCCTTATCACAGGAAACCGTGATAAGGGAACACATGGACGAGCAAGATAAAGCCATTTTAGAGGGTTGGCTTGCTAAACACGGTATTAGATATGCCTGGAATGAATTGGGTTCGAGTGAGATATCTTGTTCCCTATATGAACAAGAGTCGGACAAAATCATCCGAGCAATGGCTAGAATAATTCAACATTCTAAGCGATATGGTGGTAATATTAGAAGCGTTCATAAAATTGAAAAACCCGATCTTGCAGGGAAAACATTACAAGTGATATCCAAACGAGTTGTTTATTCTGGTGTACGAGTTGTAGACGAATCGGCATATTTAACCAATCGACAAGCCCATATCATATATGATTGTCGCCTATACAACCCGTCACTTTTATGGGATACGTATGATATTTTCAGAATTGAACATTGTGATATAATTAAATTATGAATACCTTTAATTCAAAAGAAGCCGCCCGCATCAACACGGAAGTATGTCTTACACATGATTATGATAATCATGTTATAGCCAAATTCGATGATGCTGGTAATAGATTAGCAGTGTTCGCTAATAGAAACAATGCAGTGCGACATCATTTCCAAAGTCAGGGATTGAGTAATAAACAAATAGTGTTAAAATATCTAGCCTTTAACGGGGCATTAAAAAACTGCATGACGGCAGGCAAACGATGGTATAAACATTATTATATGTATATACCCAAACACACTGTACCTGCATCCGAAGTGGTGCACAATGCCACTACCACATTTAAAAGTATTCCCATTATTACTGTTGATAAATCAGGTGCTGAACACTGGTATAAATCAATCACGGATTATGCGATGAAATATAATATATCGTTGGCAACCGCTATATATTATATAGATAGCGGCAAATGTGCTCCAACACGGGAATACTTATATAAAGTAGGAAAAACGGTGGAGTTCGGTAGTAAACGTCTAGCTATGAAACACTATAGAATAGGTAAAGATAAATTCAAACGCTTGTTACAAGCGAAGGCTCCGATGAGGGGACAGACTATACGTATATCGTAATATGAATGCTATCAAAACAACGATCAATTTTGTTAAGAACAGCCGGGATATAGTGGCTGCTCTTAAAACCATGGACCATCTTTTTAAACCTAGAGTTGGCAAAGATGCCCACGAATCTATTTTACCGGGTGTGTATTCCCAATTCTCAACCCTGAAAAATGGCGATATGTCTGATCAATTAATAGATTTGATCTTTGCTAACTCTCAGTTTGATCCTGTGATACGAGATGTATATAGCTTCATACAAATACAAAAGTATGTGGATGGGGACTATATAGCACCCCACCGAGACGTATATGATATCACTAAATTACATTTAGTCACCCTGACTTCATCGGATTTTGACGGATTGACATGCGTGGAAAATAATAAGATAGTCAAAATATTTGACCTTGCAGGAACTAAAATAGATTTTCCTTATGATGCCGTGCATTGGGTTGATCCAGTTAAATTTTTACGATACTCCTTAGTAGTAGCAGAATAATTATGAAAAAACTATCCAAATTAATAAAAACATTTACTATTCCTGCTGAAAAGATAGAGGAATATCGGAGTAACCCAGATATAGGGAAACCCACCAAGGAGCAGATATTGGATCATATTGCTTCCTTAGCCATGAATACAGATAATGTATATGATTGGGTTCTGACTAAAAATACCTGGGAAGAACGAGATGAAGAGGCTATTGCTAAACTGGATAGAGAATTAGCAGCAGTGGAGGCACAGAAAGCCGGTTATTTAGACCTGCTGGAAAAAAGTAAGAATGTTTATAGAGATGCGTGTGCAGCACGCAGAGCTAAATGGTGGTATCCATTTTATAAAGCATTTGCACACCTGCCGGATTGGCCCACTACCTCTATGGTTAGAGAAGTGACTGATGCCAGGGATAAAGTCGATTTTGCAAATTTGTTAATATCTGAATTCGGTAAACGCCCCACAACAAAAATCACCATAGAATATTATTTAAAAGTCTACATAAAGTAATTGACAAGATAACCTCTATAGTGTATATTATAACGTATGAAAATAATACTACCAAAAAATAAAAATACTACAAATAAACCGACTAATTACATCTTACTAAGCGATTCATCTGGCTCCATGTATGGAGCTATTTCGGACTTACAGGATACGATAAGTGCAGTAATCGATCTAATGACTGATCGAGACACCATTACGGTGGGCGATTTTGCGAGTTGGGGCGATTTCGATTTCTTCATTAGAGGCTTGAAGAAATCGAAGAATATACAAGACCTAGTTAAAAAGAAGATACGTGCCCGAGGATGTACGTGTTACACACAAGCCCTTGATGCCATTCCATCAATTATTCAAGATGTTAAAGATTTAACAGGTAATGATAATTTCTCATTCTACTTCCTGAGTGATGGTTATCCTAACGATAGGTCATCGGAGAAGGATATCCTGGCTAGTTGCCGTAAACTAAAAGGTAAATTCAGTACTGCCTATATTTGCGGATTTGGCGGTTATTATAACCGGAAGATTCTACTGGATATGGCTGAATGTATTCAGGGTAACATGAATCACATCTCTGATTTTCAAGAGATGAAGGTTTCATATAACCAATTTGTCTCCAGTAAAAAGACTAAGACTAATATCAAAATCGACAAGAAATATGATTTAGTGTGGCAAGTAACTGATACGGAGATTAACATTCTAACACAGAATGCAGACCATTCCGTAGATGTGTACGACAGTGATGGTACTGCCAATTTATATGCAGTGGACTACTCCGAATTGGAGACATATGATCCCAAGTCGGATACTAGCGCATCTTTCAACTATTCTCTGGCATATGTGTTATCACAGAAGAACAAGGCTAATTTGGGTGTAGCTCTATTACGTAAAGCGGGTGCTAAGGATATCGCCAAGATGGTGCAAAAATCATTCACTGTTACCCAAAAAGGTACGATGGAGAATGAGTTGAAACATCTAGCATTAGTGGGCGGAGAAGTGCTTCAAACCTTAGAAGTACCTGCTCTACCTCTAGAATCCTTCGTGGAGGATATAACCAAGAACCTAGGTAAGGTGTACTTAGACCTATCCAAGTCTAAATATCGCAATACCACTAAGAAAGCAGAAGATATATCTGCTGTTAAGTTTGAATATGATTCTGGTCCTGCTAAGATTATATCAGTTGAAGGCAACGAAAATCGCCCTAACATCAATCTTCTAACGGTTCAAACTGGTAAAATCACCAAGATCACAGACCCTGAATTACAGAAAAGAGTAGATGATTATAACAAAGCCAATCCAACTACTCCAATATTATTACCTATAACTGCACCAACCTTCCGCAATTACTCGGTGATTTCTAATGGGGATTTCAATTTCCAATCATTCACGTTGGTAACGGATGGTGTTGAGACGGTATATAGTAATCCGAGTGCCCAAATCGATATATTTGATGAATCAACTCAAACTGTGAATATTGGTGCCTTCACCAAGATGTATAAACAGTTGATTGAGTTGAAGGCACATGTGTCCTGCTGCAATTTCTTACTCAAGAAGTATGGTGAGGCATCTACCGCTGCTACTGATAAGCGTGTGGCAGGTTGGGGTCTTGATGGCATGTCTATATTGGATGCGATGGGCCTGGATAAGGAATTACGCTATGCTCCTAAACGGGGTAGCACTGCTCGAAAAGAAGACGATGATTATATTCCATTCTTGGAAATCACTGCTAGTTTGGCAGGTGCTAGTACGATCAACGCGAAAGATTCCTATGCTAAATGGGAAAAACGTAATGATAAAAACCCACCAAAACAAAATCCAGGGGATGCCATTCTATGGCCCCTATTTGAGTCCTATGAATATAATCGGGCTCAATTAGGTGCGGATTTTATACCGTACCTGGAGTCTGGTTTGAAAGGACTCGAATATAAAGTCGATATACTTAAGGGCAAACTAAGTCAGATGAAGTTCTATCTTATAACTACTAACAGTTGGTTTGAAGGTGTAGATAAGTCTGACCAATTTACTCACGATGGTGTAGTCGTGAAGGTTAAAGAAACAAAAGAATACGTCTAATAGTCATAGATTCTGTAAGGCCCACCCGGTAAGTATCGGGTGGGCCTTTATGCATACACCTATATATATTATATTTAACGCTAAGACGGATGTACCGATGTTTTTCACGGATGACAAAGAATTAGCGAGCACTTTCCCTCTGTACAAAGAAGTTATTTTGGAACAATATGGTATAAGTCGGGATGATTTCAATCTTAATCGATATCGATGGGAAGGGGATGCGGAAACTGGTAAGTTAGTGGATACTTTTATCCAACAAAAAGCCGTGGTGACAGAAGAGGATGTAGATGGTAAATATCGGGAATTATTGCTACGCAAATACCCGCTGGATAAAATGCTATGTCGTATACTATTAAATATGCCGGAAACAGTCGATGAAGAATTCAATGATATTAAAAAGTTTGTACATCTACTGGAACAACGTAAACAACATGAGATTGAGACATATAAGAGTAGTCCCGTACATAAGTGGGAATCTTGGGATGATATATTAACCAGAGAAAAACATGTGTTTAAAGTGTAGAATCTTCTTGCATAAATGTAATAGTGGTGTAACATATGATGTATGAAGAATTACACAGACCTAACATTATTAATCGACCGAAGTGGGTCGATGTCCTCAATTTCCTCCGAGATGGAGGAAGGATTCAAGCACAGTTTCTTGATTCCTGAGCAAAAATCAGGCGACACTACAGTAGTATCAACCATCTATTTTGACCATGAATATTCAAAAGGTATAGAGGCAGTACCTATCTCTCAAGTAGAGGGAATTAAAATTGAACCACGGGGTTCAACTGCTCTTTTAGACTCCTTTAAACGGGCTATAGATGAAACTGGTGCACGTCTTGCTGCGCTGCCAGAAGAAGACCGACCAAATCGTGTCCTGTTTTATGTGATTACCGATGGCGCAGAAAACTGTTCCCGTAAAACCTCTAAAGAAGAGCTTAAGCAAGCCGTTGTTCATCAGCAAGAGGTTTATGCATGGGACTTCGTGTTCCTAGGTGCAAATATGGATTCCTTTGCCGCTGGTGGTGCAATAGGTATTGCACAGGCTTCTACGGCTAACTTCGAAGCTACCCGTGCGGGTGTCGCTAAACTTTGGGAAAATAATTCGGAAACATATGCCCTGTATAAGAGTATTGACCGATCAGTTGATCGTAAAACCCGATACTGTGCTACTATCCCAACAGTAGTAACCACATCTGCTTCCAATACCAGCAATACTGCGAAGCAGGATGATACATTAACCTCTCTATAATGCGTATAGGATTATGTGGTAGTCAAAACACTGGTAAATCGACGGTTATAGATACGGCCTTGAAATATTGGCCGATGTATAAAATTCCATCAACCACCTATCGAGAGATAGTGAAGGAGAAAAACCTTCCTATCAACCAAGATGGGACGTTGGAGGCACAACGTATAATTCGGGATGCATTATGCGATCAAGCAATCAACAATGCAGAGGAAAAGTATATGTTCCATGATAGAACCATTATGGATAATGTAGCCTACTCCTTATGGTTGGCAGAGAAAAATAAGTTCACAGAAGACCCTGCTGATGTGAACAATTTTATTACGACATCTCTACTTTTGATGCGCAATACCATCAAATTATATGATGTTATATTCTATGTGCCAATCAATCCTGCTATTCAAATGGCAGCGAAAGAGCAACGTGCATTGGACTTAGACTATCAATTAGAAATCGATTCTATTTTCTATGCATTGTATCAGGCATATCGGAATGGGGATGACGCTTTCTTTGATATGAAAGATACTCCGCCTATAATCGAATTACCCGCTTCGCTGAATGAGCGAATTGATACAATGAAATTATACATCAATGATGCGGGTAATGCGATGGAGACGGAGAAATCCGTGCTGAGTGAAATAGCAGATTTGGAAATCCCAGAAAATCTCTTGAAACAAGTAATGGGAAAGAAGTAAATAACTATTATTATGATAGTAGAAAATAACACCATTAGATTATGTAAAGCTGGATCATGCTGCCCGACCATTCATGCAAATGCAGAAACCGGAGAGTTCCGTATAACGGATGATTTCGGTGGAGAAATTCGCTTATCCAAAGATGAATTCTTCATGTTGGATGAAGCGGTGAAGCATCACAAGGATCAGAAGGGCGATTATGCACTTGACGAATCCAAATAATTTGCTAGAATTCGTTCATGCACACGCAAATTGCTAGCGCCAAAAACCCAAAAGGAGAACTGACACTCATGCAGATTTGTCAGCGGTTTTCGCATGAAGATGCCGCGCGGGAGTACTTCGAGAAGCAGCGCTGGCCCTCCGGTCCTGTGTGTCCACATTGCGGCAATGCAGAGCAGGCCAGCATCTACAAAATAGCCCCTAACCCTGAAAAGAAAATCCGTAATGGACTCTTCAAGTGCAACGAATGCAGACAGGGGTTTACGGTGACAGTTGGCACTGTAATGGAGGATTCACATATTCCCCTCAACAAGTGGATCATCGCCTTCTACATGATGTGTGCCAGCAAAACCCAGATTTCCGCCCTCCAACTTCAAAGGCAGCTTGAAATCGGGTCTTACCGCTCAGCTTGGTTCTTGTGCCACAGCATTCGGTTCGCTTTGCGTGACTCCGAACCGACCGACCTGCTTAAAGGCACTGTGGAAGCTGATGAAACCTACATTGGAGGGAAAGCTCGCGGGCGTGGCCGTGGCTACGTGAAGAACAAAACCGCCGTTGTTTCGCTGGTAGAGCGCGGTGGTCGCGTGCGTTCTCAAGTGGTAGAAATGGTTTCAGGAAAGAAGATCACTAAAATATTGAAAAGGCATGTGGCGACAGATGCCACGCTCAACACTGACGAGTCCCCTGTTTATAAAAAGGCGGGAACCGTGTTTGCGGCCCACGAAACCGTCAACCATTCAGTGGAAGAGTACGCCCGCCGTGACCGTCTTACTGGAGAGTTGACCACGACAAATTCGGCGGAGGGGTTCTTCGGAAACTCCAAGCGAGCCCTCGACGGAACTCACCACCACATCAGCAAGCGGCACACGGCCCTTTATTTTGCGGAACTGGATTACAAGTACAACACCCGAGGAGAAAGCGATGGAGAGCGCACCGTTGGGGGTATCCGCAAGATGGAGGGGAAAAGGCTTATGCTGCGTCGCCCGAAAGGAGGGGTCAAGTAGATGGCACCCATTCGCCGATTTGCAGAAGTCAGAACCGAGCACCTACTCACAGGGTTGCTTGTGGACCAAGGTTGGGATGTGCGCCGCCCTCCTCAGGGGGAGCTTTTGAGGCAGCATGAGTATAAAGACCATGATCACCTTTTGGAGATATTCAAAGGGCGCAGTAAATCGGGCCGTGGAGGCGATGGACTGCCAGAGGCCGTCCTGATAGACAGGGCCACCCTTCAACCCCGCGCCGTCATTGAAGCCAAGGCCTCCCCCTCAGACTTGATGCTGGCCATCAAAGAGGCAACTGAAGACTACGGGGCGGCCTGCATCGAAGCCGGGTATTCACCCCTGGCCATTGCCGTTGCGGGCGCGAGCGAAGACAATTTTGCAGTGCGTGTGTTAAAGTGGACTGGCAGAAAGTGGGCCATGATTACCTACGATGGCAACCCCATCGGGTGGATTCCAAACCGCTTGGACATAGACGCCATCAGGGCCTCGAATTCCACAGAGATTCGCCCATCCATTCCGCCTCCTGAGGTTCTGTCCGGCCATGCCGACGAAATCAACCGGCTATTGAGGGAATCGAAGGTCACAGATGCGCTGCGTCCTGCGATCATGGGGGCAATAATGCTGGCTCTATGGCAGTCGCAGGGCAAGATCAGGCGCGAACCTGACAACGTCCTTTCCGATATCAATCAAGCGTGTGAAAAAGCCTTCTGGAAGGCCGGGAAAGCGACGCTTGCAAAGAGCCTTCATGTTGACGAAGCAAACGCGACGCTGGCTGTAAAAATTCGCCGGATCATCTCCATCTTAGATCGTCTAAATGTCCCCGTGCTCACGGCTGAGCATGACTATTTGGGCCAGCTTTACGAGACGTTCTTCCGATATACAGGCGGCAATACCATCGGTCAGTATTTCACCCCTCATCACATCACATCGTTTATTTCTGACCTTTGCGGCATCGGCAAGGATGACATTGTGATTGACCCCGCCTGTGGAACCGGAGGGTTCCTCATCGCTGGCATGAACCGTATTATGGAGGTCGGCCATCTTTCCCGCACCCAAGTCGTGAAGGTGGTTAAAAAGCAATTGGTCGGGTATGAGACTGAGCCTATTACTGCCGCGCTTTGCGTGGCAAATATGATTCTGCGCGGAGACGGCTCAACCGGCATCGTTAATGATGACTGTTTCAGTTCTGACGGCTACCCGCTTGGAAAGGCTGATGTTGCGTTGTTAAACCCGCCCTTCCCTCACAGGGATACTGACACTCCGGCTGAGGATTTCATAGATCGCGGTCTCGAAGCACTGAAGCGGAGGGGTAAATTAGGCGCGGTGGTGCCGATGCAACTGCTGGTTAAAGCGTCCAAAGGGAATTGGAGAAGTCAGCTTCTCAAACACCACACTCTCAACGGTATTATCAGCTTGCCGGAAGAGCTGTTTCTGCCATACGCAAGCGCCACCACCAACGTTCTTCTAGTCACCCAAGGAGTACCCCATAATTTTAGCCAGCCTGTTTTCTTTTCTCGAATCGAGAATGACGGTTTTCGCCTGCGGAAAAACGTTCGCACGCCTCGGCAGGGATCACAAATCGAGACTGTGCTGGAAGCGTACCAAGGTCATAAATCCGTTGATGGATTGTGCGGCTGGGCGACCATCGAGCCGGACGGTGAATGGCGGCCAGGTGCCTACATCCCAGCCAAGCAGTTGTCACTTGACGAAATTTTAGATGAGGTTGGCGTTGTAATTCGCAGCAAGACCGCGCTTACCACCAAATTCGCCCCCAAGTTTGTAGAGCTATCCTCGATGCTGGGAACGACCAGCAACCCGCCGAGAGACTACCGTGAATATATCGGCCAAAAGCGCCGGACCCCAAAAACCGCAGGGAGTACTATTGGTGCTTATTTCGATATTTTTTACGGTCAAAACGAGCTAGAGTCTAAAGACGGACTCGGGGAGGGTGTCAGTCCTGTCATATCGTCCAGCGGCGACGACAACGGCTGTCACGGATTCTATCTTTTCGACTCCCTCATCAAGCCGCCTTTTGTCACGGTTCCAAGAACTGGCAGCATGGGGATGGCGCACGTTCAAGAGTGGCCATGCGGTGCCTCCAGCGACAACCTGCTTCTATTGCCCCGCCCGGGAGTTCCTCCTGAAATGCTTTATGTGGCGGCGGCAGTAATTCGCCGAGAACGCTGGCGCTTCAATTACGGGGCCAAGCTCACTCCAGATCGCGTCGCCCCCTTCCTTCTTCCAGAGAGCGCAGAGATAATTACGGCAGTGCGCAACGAATTGATAGGGGCGGCAAAGGTTGAGCAGGCAGCGTTAGAGGGTGCTGAAGATGTGTTGGACGCTCAGATCGCGAGACAGCGCCTTGCTGAGATTGAGCAATCCCCCCAAAGCCGCATCACTGGAAAGGCTTTGCAGAAGCGGTTGCTTCAACTCGAAAAGCTCTAGCCAATGCCTACCCTTATTGGATTTGCGTTCACGGACGCCGCTCTAGATTATCTCGCCATCAGAAGTAATCCCCTAAATTAGAAAACCCGGTAGAAGAAATTCTACCGGGTTTTTTTTTTTATTATTTGGTGTGAGCAGCAACGCGTTGACGTAAATCTCTGATAGGGTCTGACCCGCCTCTATTAGATAATGCACTGGCACCTGATGTGCTTGCCTGCGCAGACGCAGCGATAGCCTGTACAAGGGCATGATTACCTGTAGCAGTAGTAGAAGCAATCAGATTGCCTACTTCCGCCATGATATTTTTCAACAAGGATAATTCGTTTAGTGCATAGGTCAATGCCTTATCAAATGGACCATCCATTTTACCCGCTATAATTTGATCCTTAGAATGAGGTTGAATTATAATCGCATCTTTTACACTGGTAGGAGTAGGACTTTTTCTATTGGATAATATCTGATCAACTACTGCATCGCTGTCAGCTTTTTTCTTCTGGCGAACCTTCTCAGAACTTTCAGCACTCTTCAATCTATCGTTTAATAGTCTTATATAAGAATCCTGTTCATTGTATTGGGATTCGTATTTTTTATGAATACCGTCTATTTCTTTCGTAATAGACCCCATCCAATTTTCAGCAAATGCACCTGATAATGTACCCAATTTAGCATTAGCACTGTTTAATTCAGCATTTTTGTTAGCCTGAATACGATTATATTCCATTTGAGCCCTCAATAGTTTGATTTCTAAATCTTGTTTAGATGTTCTATTAGGGGTGGACTCTAATTCCTGTATACGATTTCGTTTCTTTTTCTGATTATCATAATAGGTTTTCATACCTCTTTCTTCTATTGTATGACGTTCTTCCAAAGTTTTAACAATTTCTTCTTGGGCTTTATTGAATCCGTTGATTCTGTCAACGGCAAATGTCACTGCGGATGCAGCAGCCGTGATGGCAACACCTAAGGGAGTAAATAACAGGGTTCTGGCTCCTGCTATAATAGGTCCAAGAGCCGCACCTATACCCGAGAAAGTCCCAGATAAGACAGATGATATACCTGGAATAAAAGTCGCTAAAAATGCTGCACCTATACCCTTTAATGCTGCACCAGACCAATCACTCTCTTGTATATCTTTCTTTATTGCACCGAATAAGGGATAGATAATATGATTCATTATACCCCTACCCATAGGTTTAGCAATATCATTCCATATTGTTCCAACTATTCGTACCAAAGTTGATTCTATATTATCCCAGTGTTGTCGTATAAAGGATATAGTACCCTTGACGGTTTTCTTTATAACATTACCTATGAATGTAATAGTATTGGTTATAGAATCTGCTATTGTTCCATCATCTATGGCTTTACCTATTTTATCTGCTGTTTTGCTGATGAAATCCGTGACGCTCTCCTTTATGGAGATACCTAATTTATTATTAGTGAAAAAATCTCCCGCCTTAGTGAGTGCAAAGACACCCCCTATAAACAACCCGATAGTTGTCATCCATCCCATTATATTAGATATTATACCACCTTCATCATCCGACTGATGTGATCGATATAAACCATTTGATAAATTGCGATCTCTTAGTACAGTTGAACGCATAACACGCCATAAAGCTGTTTCCATAATACCGTGTAATTTATACAGTGCTGTAGCAGACACATCATATAATAATGTTTTTTGCACTATTTCAAAATTTTGTTCTGATCTGGTCGTATATACCAGATCATCTAATGTATTAGATATTCTTCTAAGAGTTGATCTGATAACTACTATATGTTCTCCCAATCTATCATATGGATTGTAGGATACCGGTCTACCAGGAGGACGCTTATTAGCATTAGACAATCCCCCCAATCGAGATATCAACATTTTAACATCAGATGAAGCGGTTGATATATTTTTATAAAACTCATTCAATTTAGTTAATCCCTCAGTTAATTTTTTAGCATAAGGGGCAGTTTGTTTAGTGGCATCTTCGATAGCTTTGGTAAAGGTATTGAATTTGGCCCACATCACTTTTATTGGACCCGCTTTAGGATTAAACATGGATTCATCAGACTCAAATAACTCTGATACTTTTTTAGCTATATATGGTTCCGTGGCTTTTCCTTTAGCTATCATGTAGCTATCAATTGCGTTAAGTAAGTCTTCCAGTGTATTAGCCATTACATTTATTTATTTGCGATAAATAAGAAATATATATGTCAACTAATTACACAGGATTATACATGGCTGGATTTGATGCTTTCCGAGAACAGAAAGAATATCACAGATATGACGTTACCCCGTTATCTGCACGTTCAGATGAACAACTAAAAAATGAAATATTACATGGTAATATGACATATGAGAAAATTGAGGAACTGAAAGCTCAAGGCGTATTAACAGAATCCCAATTGGTATTGATTGAGGGTCTAGGAGAATTTATTGGCGGTGTGAAAAATGCAGCCAGTAATGCATTCCAGGGTATGGCGCAAAATTATAAAGCAGGTGCAAGTAAAGTCAGACAACAAAATGCTATAAAAGCCGTTAATCAAGCACTAGCACAGTTGTTGAAAGTGGCAGATGTGTTGCCAACCGTATTTCCTAATGATCAAAATATAAACGACCTGGTTAAATATTTAGCGCAATGGGGCACAAATCTAAACACAGCGGCATCCAGCAGATTGAATGCCCCTCAACAACCTGCTCAACAACCTGCTCAACAACAGCCTCAACAACCTGCTCCCACTCAACCGGCTCGCCCTAAACCAGCAGGCAATCCAGCGCGTCCGCTGAATCGCCCGCCACGTAATCCCGGCCTCAACTAATAAACAGTTCAGGAGATAGCTCAATATTACCGCTATATAATTGACCTTCAACGGTATATTCTATAGCGGTAATTTCATTTATAGCTACAGTATATCGTTTTTCGATAGTGGTGATGATTTTATCTAAAATATTAGCAGGTAGTTTCTCCACGATTTTAAGCCTTGCATCCACAGGCACGGTAGATATATCCATATCTACATCACCGAATTGTACTCGTTGTATATATTGAGCTATATTATATATAAATATAGGCCCGAATAGTTCTTTTATAACTGACTTGTTCTGATCAGAAATATTTGCAATTTTGTTAGCATATAAGTGTGAATCAAACATATATTCCGTTGTTATACTGGGTAGATTCAACGTCACACTGAATTTACCTGCCGTTATAGTATGTTCAGATGGATAAGGTTTAATTTTATTGCGGTCTATCAAATCAGATAATACGACTTCGTGCTGCAAGGTATTACCTTGAGCGTTGGTCAATTTAACAGATATAGTAGGAGCTATATTATATTGCCGAAGTTGAAGAAGTATAAGAGATTTATCATATACGGATAAGGTGGACAGTGGTATCGTACTATCGACTATATCAGTCAATACATGATACATAACCATGTTGAATTGATTAGGCACGAATATACCTTCTATAGCAGATTTCAATATATTCTTTGTGTGAGTTGCATTGAGCGTTTTGATATTGATAAGATTAGACGGTTGAGATGCGACCCAAATACCTGTATCTAACTTACGATTTTCGACATCGATCAAATGGAGCAATTCATTAATACTGGTTGTTGACATATATACTCCTACTTATATCCTAATTTATATAGGAACTAGGCGATTCTGCCATATTCTCTGTTTGCGCACGATATTCTTCGAATATATTACTAGGTGGATTAGAGGATGAGTTAGTCACATTGTTGGCATCTTTTCGGGACGCCATTTCATAGTCAAATATATATTCCAGTTCCATAGGAGTTAGACGCTCCTGTGTAACAGCACTATTAATGGTATGTATGGTTAAAAGCACTTGCTCATTGGTATTATCGGTATACAGATCACGTATAACACTATTAATAGTATACACATCGAATACGCGTTCCCATTTTTCGCCACACGCTTGCTGGTTCAGCATGTGAGTACATGTTAAATTCATAATTTTTATACTATTAGCCATATTGTTGATATTTCGTATATATCGATTTGATATATCTGATGTGATATGGGCTGGAAGTTTCCGCAAAACCTGTAATTTGTCTGCATAGGGCATGCTGTATAACGGTAATTCAACATTATTAAGTTTAACATACCTGGTATATAATAACCATTCATTGTCTAATGTAAAATCGGTGTTAATAGTGGGTAACGTTTGAGAGTATAATAAAGATTGTTCCTCAGTGTATATGGATGGTATATCGCATTCAGCTTTATAATATATACCAGACATAGTACATTTAAATGATTTGTCTACAACTTTAGCCAAGTCCAATATGAGTTTATGTAGATCGACAGTGAAATTAGTAGATGCTGCACACTTATTACATTTTTTAGTGAGGCTCAATTTAGGACTGACACATATAGATTTATACGCCACAAATATAATAAATCTATCCAGTATTGTTAAGGTATTCTTCCAATCTATGGTGGAGATAATATTATCTGCTATTATTGAGTTTAGAGTGTAGGTGAAATCTATATCAGGGCTATTTAATTGTTTGAGTATGGATCGATATTGTGTGATGGATAATTCCTTAAATCTAATGGATTCCTGCATAGAAGGAATCCATATGGGTATTGTATTCATGCGACTACTTACACTAGATTACCATTACCCTGCAAGAAAGTGCTATTAGGAGTAGTAGAAATATTGTTAGTCGGAGAACCAATCGTTGGTTGATTAGCCACTGGAACTTGATTAGCTATAGGACTAGTACCGGACTCCGAGGATTCAAACACTCCACATTTATCTGTAGTGACTAGGGAATACGAATTATAAACGAATTGAGTTTGTCTTTTACTAGCCGATATGTTATCGTATACCAAAGATTCTGTACTAACCGATATTGGGGCACAGTCGCGATATATCCAGGCTTTACGAATTATATTAGGTGTTTTTTCACCGACATGCGCTAACTGGTATACGTATATATCAGATTTTATTGATTCTTGTTTTGGTCGAGCTATTAGACCCTCATGTCCCACTACGATGTTCCAAGGACGTATGACACCATCTGCAAACGATTGATTTGTTTCTAAGAACGAAATATCTAATGGAGTTAAATTTTGTCTACCATTTATAATGGGAGCATTTATAAAACCTCTATTTGACCCGGTTGATATTCCTACCTTATCGACATTCAATGTTTCCCCTGGTATATTAACTGCTTGAGCGAATACACATCCTATGACATCTTGTGTTGCTTCTGTCCAGGTGGAATCGACGGCAGATGTAGTATCCCATCCTTCGGGTTCGTAATCAGGTAATACTGATTTGATTTTGTTTAATAGATAACTCTTGTTATGGGCAGAGAATACAACCACCCATAGATAATTGCGAGCCACAGACGTAGCACAATTACATAGCATACGATGGAAGTACGGTATGTGAGAATGTGTCACCTTAGGCATATCTTTGAATTTGATCTGTTCAAAGGTAAACGGTGTTAAAACCCCGCAATTGGTAGCAATGTTCATGATTATATTTAACTATGTTTCTTTAGCCATTGCTCTCTGTCGTCTTGGAATTGGCGTACAGTTTTTTCGTCCTCATGTGCACCGTCTATATTAGACCCTACTTTAGCTACACCATTAGCTAGATTATATTTGATTTCCATATTATTTTGCTTGGAGTTGACTTGTGCACCAATCTGTTTAGGGTTTTTACCTTCGGGTTTTATATATCCCCCTAAGCCTTTTGCAATAGCAATTTCTTGAGGATTTTTCTGAGATTGGTTTATACCTCTTACACCTTTTTTAGCAAATGGACCACCCATGTATTGTTGATAGCCTAGCTTAGTCTTTTGAGATGCGGTTTTTATACCAGTAGATTGTACTTTACGAGGGGTAGATGCCATTGCATATTGTCCATCTCCGAAATATCGAGATGTGTGTTCGCGCCGTTTATTCTTTGGCGTAGTTATTTCCTCTAAAACTTTGCGAATATATTCGTTAAACCTACTTTGCATATATTCTATTTATAACTTGATATACTGCGAACCTGTACTATAGTATGTCGATGACTATACCAGAGTCGTATATCACTGCCAGATTTTATCAATATGCCGGGTTTGCGGAACAAACCCGAAGTTATTACGTAGCTTCATGTCCAATTTGCCATGAAGGAAATTCTTATGGGAAAAAGAAGAGATTATATTATTTTCCCGATGAACAATATTTATATTGTCATAATTGCGCCCAAGGATGGTCGCCGTATTTCTGGTTGAAAACCGTCACAGGAATGTCTTTCAAAGAAATAATAAAAGATGTGGAAGCATACACTGGAGAATCTATACAGTCTGACTTTCGTCGTATTAAGATAGAGGATGATATAGTAGAATCATCCTTTGATCCACCTGTCTTACCGGGAGTAACAGTTGACATTCGAGATGAGATGCAAATACAATATTATGGTTCCAAAAAGATCATCAATATTGCAAAGGAATATTGCACCGCTAGACGACTGCTGAGTGCTATCAATGCGCCCAGCACCTATTATGTATGTATACAGGATTACCTGCATAATAATAGACTAGTGATACCTTATTATGATTCTTGTGGGAGAGTAGAATCATATATATCTCGAAAGTTGTTGGCTACAGATAACAAGGCAAAATATCTATTGAAGCTCAATAGCAAACCGGTATTCAATCTACATAAAATAGACAATTCATATCCATATATTTTTATTTTTGAGGGGGCATTGGATGCTATCTTTGTGAAGAACGGCGTGGCTATATCAGGGGTATCTATGACTGATAAGCAAGCAGAACGGATTAGAACATTATATCCATTTCATACATGGATATGGGTACTGGATAATTATAAACTGGAATCAGAACAGGTTAGAAAGAAGATAAAGGATAAATTACTAAATCAAGAGAGAGTTTTTATATATGAGAAAGATGTGGAATCATTTAAAGATATAAACGAGTTCTGTGTACAAAAAAATCGGGATCAATTCGATCCCGATTTTCTGGTAGAACATAGTTATGTAGGTAATAGAGGTCTGATTAGATTATAGACCACCGTTATCATCCTCGCCCACATCAGTTATAAAGGCATCAATTTTGCTGGCCAATGTAGCAATTTGACGCTCAGTTTCTTCCACAGAACTTACGAATTCTTCCAGGTTGGAATGTAATTCATTAAATGCCGCCGTTTTTGCAGCATATTCTGATATATATTGGGCTACCACGACAGCAGGATCACGCAGTGCTTTTTCACCTGCTTGTTGTTTGGTATTATTTTGGATATTATCCACAAATTTCTTAATCTCCAATACATGGTCTTTTAAATCTGGTAATGATAGACCGGAAAGATTTTCTGGAGCCACAACACTTGCGAATTGACTCATGCGAGTGTGGAAATCTTGTATTACACGGTCTACAGCTTGTCCTAGACCGTCTTTGACATCGAACTCATCTGCATTCGTATCAGGGTCTAGAAACTCGCTCATTGCGTTATCTTCTGCACCTGTATCGCCTAATGATGTGGGTTCATCTACTGTCTGACCTCCAATAGGTGTTGATGGTTTTGGTGGTAGGGGAGCACCTGCTTCTTGGAACAGCTTAAATAGATAAGTATCAAATTTATTTGGTATAGTCATATCGTTATATTTATCTATTTATAGATAACCGTTGACAGTGTATCAAAACTATCGTATGATACTATCATATGGCTCAAATTCACCTTATAATACCGACCAAAATGTCTGTAGAGGACTACAGCGAAACTAATGCCTATAGATGTTTAGAAAAGTTGACCACCTCTAATAAAAATATTAGATGGACTATAGTACCCGACAATACCACTGGGTTATCAGAACTTTATAATAATAAGTCCACAGAGTTGATAACTATGTATAACTACAATGACGATGATATTATAGTATGTATACATGATGATGTAGAGATTCACGATCTATGGTTCGTGGAGAAACTTATAACCGCCCATAAACAATATGATATAATTGGACTTGCAGGTGCTAGTGCCCAGGATTATTCAAATACGTCGAAGCCAACGGTATGGCATTTATCTATACCTGTATCTAATGCATTACACGGAATCGTATCCCATGCCATACCAGCAGATAAACCATATGTTAATAGTGTGGACTTCGGACCAACGCCTCATCCCGTAGTGGTAATAGATGGATTATTGATGTCGTTTAAATGTGGAGTGTTGAAACAACATCCCAATCTATTTGACAATGATATGAAATGGCACCACTATGATATGGCAATGTGTGCCAGAGCTATCCAGGCTAATCTCACAATAGGAGTATGGCCCATATTTGTAATTCATCATGGATTAGGCCAATTCAATAATGATCCCGAATGGCATGCTACTGCACAAATTTTCAGAAAAAACTACGGAACGATTCGACATATCCTATGAAAACAGTCTTCGAGCTATTAACTGATATACACTATAATAAACCTGATTATGCCCTCAGTAAATCTGACCAATTTTCTGCATATATGATATGCCGGTGGATATCAATGGTATCACCAGAATATTGCGTTGTGATCAATGAGATATACAATAAAAAATGGGATGCATTCATGGATGATCAAATGATATTTGATTATTTGAAATTAGTATTGCCAAAGAGAAAAATATATGGTACAAAGTATATCAAACGTTCTAAACCTGTTACGAGTAAAAAGACAGATGATGCGATCATTAAGCACATTGCAACTATGTGGCAACGGACTACGGATGAGGTTAAAAACATACTACAATTCTATCCAGAGGCAATAAAAGATTGGGAAGTCGATGATTTGGTATTGTATAAATCTAAAAGATGACGTAAATAACGTCCATGGATAATGAAGTACAACAACGCCAAGTTCAAGCCCTTTTAGATGCACGCCCCGCAGTAGATAAAATAGTCAACTATGATATAGATTTAAATAATTGGGATATAGCTGCCCTTTATAAAGATGCCTTATGGGTTCAACGGTTAGATGAACCGGATGCATATGAAGTTATGATGGGTAGTATTATTGTGAATCCTACCCGTATACGAGGATTATTTTCTCCGTGTAAAATATTGATGGCTGGACCGGATACTAAATTTGCCCAAGTTGGAACAACGGTGTTGATTCACCAACAGGCATTAGCTAATGATGCAATGAAAGTGGTAGGCGGGTATAAAACCTATTTCACTGCCGAGAGTTATGTCATGGCTGTAATACAACATAAAGGCACCGAAGAAGAAGCCAAGGCAGATATCTCCGACAAAATCACTCATATATTCTAATAAATATATAGGTGAACAATGCAGCACTACAGGCTATTTTAGGTTCCAAAGTAGTGGAATTATCGTTTGTTAGACGCCACCCTAAGTTAGGGTGGTCTAACATTCGTAGTCTGTTGGGTACTACGAATTACGAGTTATTAAACGGCGACTTTGGTAGTCAAGTGTTACTATTTCAACCACCTATAGGTGTGGGTATGGGATATAACTATAAAGCTAAAGGTTTATGTGTAGTATGGGATATACTACGACAAGATTATAGAGTATTTGGGTCTGAACAGGTTGTTATAAAACAGCAGTGGGATTTGGATACAGAAGAAGATCAAGAGATATTCAAGCAATATTTTTATGATAATATCATTCACATGTCAAATCAAGCTAAAATAGATTTTATGGGATATGTGGGAATGCCCGCAGCGATTATTCCTAACAAGCCTAAAACAGTTTCACCCCACACTCCTGCACAACCCACTATAGGTGCCAAGATAAAGGATAAATTTGATGGCTTTTTTAAGCGAGTAAGAAGCTGGTTTGATAGAAAAAAGTAGTCGCTGCGTCGGATTAATCATAAGTATTCTATATGACTGCATCAACTATAGTAGAAAATCTACTGCGTCCTCATTTTCAAAAACAGATAGTATTAACAATCGGAGATGAAGAGTATAAATCAGGTAAATTCGTTCTATTTCAATCATCTGTACTATCTAATAATTTCTATATTGAATTTCAGATTCAAACAGAAAAACGATTGGAATCGGTGAAAATACCATACCCGTTCAACTATGAGAGTTATCCCGATGAAGGACTGATATATTTTGATTATAGATTAAAAGCCTTGACTAAAAAACAGTCCATAACATCTGGTATGGAACAATTCGCACAGCAACAAGATAATATAGATAATAATAAATTCTATAATAAGATATTAGAAATACAATTTAATTAATATGAAATGGGTTTTTTCACTTTTCTCAGGAGAATTATATGAAGTGTCAGATGCAGAAGTTGCACAGTTGGATGCTTTCCAATTGGTTTTAAAAGATAAACCAAAGGAATCCTGCTCTTCCTGCCGAGGTAAATTCCGAACAACTTTTTATATAACAGAAAAACGTTGGAATTTCTGTAAAAGATGTGCTAGAAAATTAGCGGTATTACCAGAGGTTAAGTTGACCAACCATATAGGTAAAGCCTAGCACTGAAAGTAGGGGGTGTTATAGTGAATCTGCTTGTAGATGAATAACTGGCAGATTTAACCACTGCTAATTGCTTAGATATTGGAATCTTTATGAACACATAGCCAGTGTCTCGATCTTTATTACCTGCTTGTGTAGCAACTGATCCTGTGGGGAATCCATTAACGGTCATGTTCAATATACCGGACATCCCAGTATCAGATGACGATAAAGACGTATCATAATATAGATATACCATTGTATACGCATCATTGTAGCCGGATACTAAGGTTAGATCAATACTGGTGCTATCACTAGTGTTAGTAGATGAGTTATATAAAGATATAAGAGATGATTCCAGGGTCAGATTGCTAGAACCTATGATAGCCTCTTGGCCATCGGATGTTACAGTCGAAGTAAACTTTAAGGCACTGGCACCTGCCACGATGGTACTACCAGTTATATCTTTGATGGTCAACTTATTTTTGAACAAGTTGACGGCAGAACTCATATGAAGTGTATTATAACTATCGAATACGGCTAGTTTTAATTGATCGTCATAATCGGTGGATGATGATAAAGCAGGAAATCGTATATGAGAACCACTAAGAGCAGTTGTTATATATGGTAGTTTCTGTAAACAAGAACTCCAGGTGGATAAGGTGCTGTTTATTGTTGTTATATTATCGTACTGTCCTGGTCCTATACCACCAAACAAGTGGGTGTCATATGTGGTAGGCTTTCCAACTTTAGTGAAACATACATTGGGTGCGGAACGTAGTACATTGACTACTGGAGTGTCTGCTATCAATTGTGCTGAATATGCTGATAACTGTTGCAAATTTACATCTAGAGATGATAAGCTGATATTTATTGCGGTTAATGAGTTTCCTACGCACTCCGTGGAGGGAATCAAATCGCTAATGTAATACGGTCCTGGCATATCAATATTTATAACTATAAAACAAAAAGGCGATAGGTTTAAACCTATCGCCTTTAAATTATGTTATCGTGTTATTATAGTAAATCTTCTTTGATTTTTTTACCATAACCAGTTGTTTGGGTTTGGCCTACTTTTGCATCACCATTAGGTTTGACGTGAGTGCTTGCGGATTGGGTTTTAGCCTTGCCGGAATAATCACCCTTTGCACCATGTTCTTTTGCAGCGCCCGCACCATTCTGACCTGGTTTATAACCAGTCTTTTGGGTTTGGCCTACTTTTGCATCCCCGTTAGATTTAACGTGAGTGCTTGCGGATTGGGTTTTAGCCTTGCCGTCATAAGTACCTTGGTCGCCATGTTCGCTACCACCACCACTGAATGCGTAACCTTCAGATGGGATAGAATCGTCATCGTCTAACCCTGCACCGTCGTCAAACACATTATCAGAACCTGCGGTAGCAACCAAACCATCATCCATTCCACCAATCAAACCTTGTAGAAGGTCGATGATTTCTTGTAACTGAGATTTTGATACTGAAATTTGCTCATCTTCTTCACCTTCATCTTCTTCGCCTTCTTCACCACCTTCAAAGTCAAAAGTTTCCCCAGTATCACCAGAACCATCCAGATCAAATTCTTCGTGAACACCTATTTGCTTAAGAAGAGTAGACATATATGAACCATAATCCACGGATTCTGCACCATAATTGGTAGCAGCAGCACTCTTTTTACCTTTGCCAGCTACTTTCTTTTTAGAGGCTGGCACTTTTGCATCGGTATCATCGGTATCAGTGTCTGTACTTTCTAATACAGGGACTTGTTGATTGTAGATTGATTCGTATGCACTAACTAAATTCGGTTGATTATCGATGTTTAACATATACTTTATTTATACAATTCTGATTTATTTTGTTAAGTAATGCATATGGCTAAGAGGAAAAGTGACAAATATCTTAACAATAATGAAAATCTACCTATCAAAGTCGATGTAGAATGGACACCTGCATTATTAGAAGAATATAAAAAATGTAAAAATGATGTATTGTATTTCGCAGAAAACTATTTCTTTATTATTGAAATGGATGCGGAACCACCAAGACACCGTATTCAATTATATGACCCACAAAAAGAAGCAATATTAAAAATTGTAAACAATCGAAGAACAGTAGTATGCGCTAGTCGGCAGGTCGGCAAAACTACGCTGTTGACGGTTATATGTCTATGGTATGCTTTATTTAAAACGGATTATACTATTGCTATTCTTGCAAACAAAGAAGATCAAGCCAAGGAAATCCTAGAGAGAATAAAATTAGCATATGAGGAAATCCCTAATTGGTTGAAATCCGGTGTATGGGATTTCACAAAAGAGCAAGTCAAATTAACCAATGGGTCTAGAATATTGGTATCCACTACATCCGCAGATGCTATTCGTGGTAAGTCTATTAACATGTTGTTCATTGACGAGTTCGCCCACGTCAGAAAAGAAGTGGCTGATCCATTTTTTAAATCAATCATTCCTACATTGAGTTCATCGAAGAAATCTAAATTGATATTAGTCAGTTGTGTCACAGGGGATACAATGCTGTTTACAGATCAAGGTCCAAAACAAATAATCGATCTTATACCTGATCAGAATAATACAGGAGCATATGAAGTACCAGAATACGTTGTACAGGGTAAAAACACATTAAATAAGGGCACTATAGTAGTTAATAACGGTCTAGCTCCAGTAAATGAATTTGTCACTAGCAACAGTATACTTAAATGTTCCACGAATCATAAGTTATTCGCATATAAAAACGGGAAATATGATTGGTGGGAAAGCGGACAATTAGAGGTGGGGGACAGAATAGCTATTCGATATGGAATGAATCAATGGGGTTCTAACGATGATGTATCCGATTTCATACCATTAGATGTCGATCCAAATGATACATTCAAAACCTCTACCTTAACACCTAGTATATGTTATATCCTGGGGTTATATATAGCTAGAGCTAGATGGTATACCGTAAACCCGGAACACTCATCCTCCGAAAATACATTAAATTTCCTTAGATATATTGGATTTGACCCATCGGAAATAACCGTAGACAATGGAAGACTATCCCGAACCCTGACATACAGTATACCGACTAGATTGCTATCCATGAGCAAACCTAATATATTAGCAATGTTGAAAGGTATATATGCTATTTCGGGATATATACCCTTAGATACAAATGATAGTATACAGCTACGCACCGCATCATATAAATTGATTGAACAGGTACGGCTACTTCTATTGAATTTTGGTGTGCTAACCACCTTAACGAAGGATTTTACCTTAAATGATACCATTTACACACTACAGTCGGAAAATCTTTACACTACTATATTCTCTCATAGATATGATATTGATCGTGCGGTGGATGTAGGAGAAGATAATATAAAATGGGATACCATAACACATAAAATTGCGTTAGGCGACTTACCGGTATATGATGTATCACTGAACAATACGTCTGAACCTGATCCATGGGATTGGAGCCATTCAGTGATATATAATGGTGTTGTTGGACACCAGACACCTAACGGTAGAGGAAATAAATTTTACGAAATATATTCTCAAGCTGAAAGCGGAAAAGATACAGATGGATGGGTTAGTTGTAAAATCCATTGGTCACAAATTCCAGGTAGAGATGATAATTGGAAATTGGAACAGTTGCGCACTATCAATTATGATATGAACATGTGGAATCAAGAATTCGAGCTACAATTCTTAGAATCTGGATCAGGGTCCATAAATGCAGGATTGATCGAACGTATGAAACAGCAGTGTATACCGCCGAAATACGTGTTTAACGATGGAGAATATGAAATATGGGAAATGCCGGAAGAAGGACATATATATGTGTTTGGCATTGACACAGCAGAAGGGGTAGGGAAGGATTATTCTGTTTGTCAAATATTAGATATTACGGATTTGGCTGATATTAGACAGGTGGCCAAATATTACACTAATACCATATTACCTAATATATTTGCAGAACGAATCGCCAACATTGTTCCTGCATGGGGACGCCCTTATATATGTGTGGAGTCAAATAAAGAAGGTGGTATCGTACTGGACAATCTGATGAACGTACACGGTATCGACAATATCGTCACCTATAATATGGACAATGATAAACGCGGATATTATCAAAAACCAGGTATATTCTGTCACACTAATTCTAAAACTATGGGTATCACCAATTTGCGTTATTGGGTGGAGAATCTAGAGGCATTAACGGTATATGATATCAAAACGGTGCGAGAATTTGAAACGTTTGTTCGCAAAGATGGAAATACTAGAAAATGGGGTGCTATGGAAGGACACACTGATGACCATTATATGGCATTATTATGGGCATTGATACTGTTGGATAAACGTCTAGCAGAGAAATATCTAGATGTTATTGAATATGATGATGCAGGAAATCCTGCGAGAATCCGTGATCCTAACTATGATTTAGCAATACAATCATTTCGAGAAGGAAACCCGAAAGTAGCCAATAATGGTAATAGATATGTGGACCCTTTACCTATGTATGTGGATCGACTTGAATCAAAATATGGGCTATATAATACTCCTGCGGATGATACAAGCATTATGCTCGCTAATGGATGGAGACTGGTATAATAAGTAGTTTATATGAGTCAACGTCCACCGGAACCGCAGATTGTATGCGATACAAATGTCAAGGATATAGTCAATGGCTATTACACTGACAGACAATCGAATTTAAATGCTGCTAGGAAAGATAAATTCCGTTTGATTATATCTATACCTAAAACACTCCGCAAATATTATATACAAGAGGATGTAGAGTGTTTTGGGGGTAATATGGATAGATTGCAATATAGAATATGGGGTAACGTGTTGCCGGAAATATCTGTACCTGCTATTGATATAACTAGAGCAGGACAAACTATGAAATTCACATCATATACTCGCCCTGCATATCCACCAATACAAGTTAATTTCACTATAGATAATAATTTCTCAAACTATTATGTTATTTGGCAATGGTTGGCATTGTTGAACGATCCAGCTACATCTATATATGATTCTAGTAAATCGGGTAATAATATTGGCCGATTAGAAGAGTACTCGGTGGATTTCACCCTGCAAGTTCTAGATGAGTACGATACTGCTGTTACAGAGTTTATATATACGAACGCATATCCCACTAATTTAGGGGCAGTCAATTTTAATTACAAAGAAATTGATGAGTTGCATTCGACTTTCACATTTGCGTTTTCTAAATTATTGATGAAACGTATACGTTAGATCAGACTCCCGCCTTGTATTTACCCCATAAGTGATATTTCCGGTATTTAGATAAATATAATCTATATGCCCACACAAAATTTTAGAAAAAGAGAATCACCATATGTGAACGTGGATATTCAAGACCGCTCTAGAGGCGTTACAACTAATACTGGCACTAGCATTCCAGTATTTGGTTATGCACCCCAAGGACCAGTTGAGGAACCAACCAGTGTCAGTTCATATGCCGAATGGCGTGAAATATTTGGTATACCAGAAACCGCAGCAGAACGATATGCAGCACAAGCTGTAAAAGAATTGACAGAGGATTCCCCTGCCAATGTAGTATTCACTCGCCTTGCTCCTGGTAGCGGATTAGGATTAGGTTATTCTGATCATGTCAATGCCCTAGTGTTTCCAGTTATAGGTGTTAGTGCCGTGGAAATCAATCCGTGCGATTATTATCGCAATGTGGATGAAGCGAATTGCCGTGTTAATTTCCCGTGGTTGTACACTGCCCACTTCGTCAATTCATCCATATGTTTAGGTTCAGCTAACCTAAATTGCCCTCTAGCATCTTTAGATGAAGACCCAGGTTATCTATACCTACATGATACTCCTACTCAATATGATTCCATCTTGACTGGATTTAAGTTTGTTGTGGATGCAGATGCGGATGCAGAAGATTTGAGAATTTTTCAACTTCGCCCAACATCATCAACATATAGCACATCATATTCAATCGTAACATCTATAAATCTATCATCTATCTTTGTGACGAAAGATGAAAATGCCGCAAATCTATCGAATGATGCTAAGCGTTTGATCGTGGACCTAACTAACACCGTATATGCTCGACCATATACCGTGACAGCAGGTTTGCTATCAGGGCAAACCATCAGTGGTATACAATTATCAGCAGGCGATATATTTGGTACATATTCCTTAGCAGGAGGACCAGTGTTGAAGTATTTCAACGCCAATCCAGGTGTAGCAAATTCATATAAAACTGATCTAACTACTCTGTCACAACTATCAGCCGGTCGTACATTCTCCGTGGTGAATTCGGCAATTGATGCCAGCACGCAAGATTTGTTAATACAATTCTGCACTGTTCCAGTAGAAGCAGGTCTATCTTGCCAAACTATTACATCATTAGGTCTTCAAGTTCCAGAGAAAGACAAATATAATTTCTATCCATTAACGGGTGATGCTACCTTAAATGATGCTAACTTCTATGTATTGGGTCAACCAATATCCAAGCAATTGAATGCCAGCGAATATGACCTATTCTTGAATGATCAATTTACCTGGAAGTGTGGTACATTTGAAAACGTGGAGCCTGCATTGGATGTGGTAGGTAATGATGTTCGCGCAGGTATCATAGTTATAAATGAAGCAAAATCAGCTCAGTTAGAAGATTTCAGCGGTTATTACCTAGCCGTAAATGATAACCTTAACGTGAACCCTGCTACTGATTTTGATGCATTGACTGGTGTTGCTGGTTATTATCAAGAAGTATGCCCTGGTGTATCGGGTAACTGGATCGATGTTCCTGCTGACCGTTGGAACTTTGATATATCTTCTACTTTCAGTGCGACCAATGGCGGATCAATCTCCCAAATAATCGAAGATTCTGCTGGAACCGATTTCGGTGAAGCAAAATATAAAGATTCCTTGGTTGTAAACCTATTCCGTCTACGTCCTACACAATTAACTGACACGATTAATAAATTAGAGTCTCGCAGAGTGGAAACATTCGTAGGTTCATTGAATGCTAATCGTAAAGTGCATGACCAATATGGTGGTCCTGACCGATCATTCTTCTTGGAGCCAACTGTTAATAACGGTTCTAATTTCTTGAAGGTGAAAGTCAACCCATACCTAGCAACTAATAACTGCTGGAATGATGCATCTGGTTTGCCACAAAAAACGGTTCGTATGTATCGCGAAAAAACTGCGGAAGTGTTTGGTAATTTCCAAGCAGAAAAAGCTCTGGCGGCCTATGGTGATAAACTATATGGTCTAGGTTCCTACAGTGGTTTCTGCCGTGATGCAGTATACGAACTATGTCAGAAGAAAGATATAGGTAATCTTCCTGCTAAATTGGAACGTGCGCTTATGCTGATGGAAAACCCATCCGATTTCCCTATCGATATAACAATCGACGCAGGTCTATCAACTATATGGGCTACCCGTTATGCTGTACAAGCTGACCACTGTATCACTGATCCATCTGTCTGCTATAACTACGATGATTCATATTATGTGGATACCTCTTCCTTGAGTCCTTTCGATGGTACTACCATGACAAGCAATATATTAAACGGTTGGCAAACAATCTATAATATATTCAGCAACTTCGGTCGCTATACTCGCAAGGATGCAGGGGGAACAGAACACTTCCATATACAAGACCCAATTCGTCAAATATTCGTGAACGGTAAAGATTATAAAGTAGTCAACCGTCAGAAGAAATTGACTCTTGATCCTGCTACTGGACAACCTACTGATAAGTATTCGACCTTTAGCAGAAATATATGGGCATACTTGAAGAACAACTTTAGCGGTGCGGCATCTCCGTTCACTGTTACTGATGGTCTATGGGTGAAAGTATATGATTCTGATTCTGACCAATTCCTATGGGTTGGCCCATCTGCTCACTTGGCAGCATTATATGCTCGTAATGATTTCAAGAAATATCCGTGGACTGCGGCATTAGGTTATGAAAATGGTGCCTATAACAATGTTATAGATATCGCTATCAATCCAAACCAACGCGAACGTGACTTACTATCTCGTATCAATATAAACCCAGTTATCAAGACTGATCTAGGTGGTTATGCACGTTGGAACACTTTAACACTTCAACGTGAGGAATCTGCATTGAAAGAAGATTATATTGTACGTGGTGCAATATGGTTGGCTAAGTCAATCCAGGCTACACTAAGATCATACATTGGACAACCTAACAACATTGTTACTCGTACCCGTGTGACCAGTGATTTGCGTGTGTTGGCGAAGTATATGCAAGATAATGGCGGCTTAGAAAGTTACGACATCATCTGTAACGAGAACAATAACTCTGCGGAAAGCATTGCTCAAGGTGTTCTTAATTGTGCCGTGGTTGTTCGCTTCACCCGTACTACCAAGTTCATAAACGTAGATATCATCGTTGATAGAGAACAAGTGGGTATCAAGACCTCCTTCTAATATCAAACCAATAAAAAAACCCCGACTGAAAAATCAGTCGGGGTTTTTCTTTTATAATTATTACTTGAAGTATTGCGTATGACTATCGAATGCGTCAGATATATCCCTTAGTTGTTGGGACCATTCTTCACATTTCTCAGCTAACGGATTATTCTGTTGTTGTAGATATCCCGCTAATGCATATACTTGTAAGTATGTCCCTCGTAGATATCCTTGAGTTTTGGCGAGTCTTTGTGCTAACTCAATTTGCTCGGGGGTTTTGTTTCGGTTTTCCAATATAAATTGGTATTTGTCTTCTAGTTCCATATTATTTAATTTTATGCTCAGTCTTCCATGCATTTATGCGATCAGCATACTTTTTGAGTAGCACTGAGTTATTTACAAATTCGTCAGTTACTCGATAATCATTATCGATTTTACCTACTATAGGGGGACGTGTTTCTGAATATTTTATAAGATTGGGGTATATTGGAAAATCATTTATAACTGCGGGTTGAGTGGAAACTATGGGTGCAGGAGAGGGAGCAGCAGGCACCGAGGGGGTATATGACACACAACTAGTCATCATACTCAAAACCAATGAAACAATAATAAATTTGGTCATAATACACTATTTATCCATAAATATGAATATATGTCAAAAACCATAATATCCTCTGAAGAGGATAGCGACTTCGATAATGTGATCAGATCGCTATCCGATCCTAATCTATATAAAGGAGAGATAGTACCTGACTCAGATGGTCCACCAGATGATTGGGAAACTCCCACTGTTATGTCGGTATTGAAAGACGAAGAAAAAATGTTGGATGAAGCACTCAAGGCTATTAAACACAATCTGGACTTGAATAGAGAATTACTGGAGTCTGCTGCAAATACAGCCACTAGTTCAGGGGATGCAGATCATATTGAATCATATGCCAGTGTAACTAAATCCAATGTAGAATTGATCAAAGCTATGACATCAATCATGCATAGTAAAAAACAACTAGATCAAAAAATGAAGATAACGGAAATGCAAATTAAAAGTAAAGAGAAGATCGCAGATATGAAGATACGTAATAATCCAAAAGTTATCGGAGATGGTAAACCCAATCTACAACAGACCAATAACTTTATATTCCGTGCTGATCCAACTGAGGTATTGAAATTATTAAATGCTCCAGCAGCAGAACAAGCTGCCCAACTACAAACGTTGATGGATGCGGAAGTAGTATAAATATATCATATATGCGATTTCTAAAATATTTCCTAGAAAAGAAAAATTGGGCGACCAATGTGATAAATTTTAGAATTATTGCACAATTTATAATAGATGCTATCTTAGACGGTAAATTAACATTACAGTCCGGCAGTAATACTATCAGCGTGCCAGGATTTAAAAAACCTCTAACAATTATGTTAAAGGCATTCAATAATTATAAAAATCCAGAAATGTCAGATGCACGCGCAATATGGCTTCCTGCACGGGATGAATATTCCCCGCATCCTTCGACCAATCTCATAATACTTTATATTTTTGCTATACTTGGAACAGGTGCGCGATATCGCGGATTGAATACTGCATCTCTACAAAGAGCATTGATCAATACATTGAAAATGGGTTCCACTACTAATATAATATCCACTATATCTCACGAATTGCAACATGCCTGGGAAGTTGATAATAAAATAAAAAGTATGTGGCAGGACGATGATAAACCGCATATTTCACAAGGAAAAGAAACCAATGCCAGAGTTATAGAACAAGCTGCAATCATAAATGATCAATGGATTAGATTGCTACAAAAAGGTAAATGGTTAAACATGTATGCTGATAAACATAGTATTAATAGACATATTCGATCTATTATAAACAATTATGATGATTATAGAGATATGCCACCCAATATTAAGAAGCGGTTTCTAAAATCGTTATATACTGTATTATCTATATTATGGGATAAATACTACGATTGGTCTAAAAAACATGAATATAATCAGCGTGTTAAATCGGAAGAAATTAAAACTATAGTGAACACCCAAAAATAGTTGACTACGGACGTTTATAGTGTATTATGGTATATGACTGATACACTGACTACCTATTCTACTTTATATGGGCGATCATCCACTGGAGCCACTTTGGTGTGGTGGATGGAACAAGAGGGAAATAAATATAGAACCAATTCTGGTATTAAAGATGGCCAAATTGTGACATCGGATTGGACAGTGGCTAAACCTAAAAATACTGGTAAAGCTAATGCGACCACAGGCGAAGAACAAGCAACCGCCGAAGTATTATCAAAATATAAAAAGAAACGCAAGGAGCAGTATAAGGATTCCATAGATGATATTGATGATAAACAGTTCATCGAACCTATGACCGCTAAGAAGTATAAGGATTATAAAGATAAGATCGACTTCTTCAATGGTGAATGGATTTACCAGATAAAGTATAATGGTGCTCGATGTGTGGCGTCTCAAAAAGGACTGTATACTAGAACTGGGGAAGAATATCAGAGCGTCCCCCATATTTGGATCGATTTACAAGCCTTCTTCCAAGATTATCCAGAAGCTGTATTAGATGGAGAATTATATAATTATGATCTTCGGCAATCATTGAACGAGTTGATGAAGTTGATCAACAAGAAGGTGCATATCACAGTAGATGACTATTATGCTAGTGCAGAAAAGGTTAGATACTATGTATATGATGGATATCGAAATGAAGCGGATAAAGTCACTCCGTATATCATCAGAAAAGCCTGGATAGATGAGACACTTCCAAAGTATACTAAAATGTATAGAGCCGTGCCGGATTATGAAATAGGTAGTGAAGTCGAATTGAGCAGCTTATTCAATTCCGTTGTGAACGACGGACAAGAAGGTTTAATGGGCCGACTTAAACATGCTCCATATGAGCATAAACGCAGTAAAAATCTACTAAAGATCAAAGCCGAAGATTCCAGTGAATGTAAAATCCTTAAAATAAATGATGGGGATGGCAATTGGGCCAATAAATGTAAGACCTTTACCATTGAATGGAATGGTAAAGTGTTTGATGCGTCCCTCAAAGGTGGCAAGGATGATGCTATAGAGATATGGAATAATCAAGCAGATTGGGTGGGTAAAGAAAATGTGACCTTCTTATATAACGGATTGACAGGGTTAGGCGTTCCCAATTTTGCCAGAATCGACTGTAGGAATTGCTTCAAGCGATAATATTGTTACTATGGACACAGAATGTATATTAAAAAACTTAGATACCCTATACCATGCTTGTATATCAGAGGGAGGGGATGGCGATGTATTATGGTATTGCACTAATCATCCTATAGAGGCAGTATATGCTCTAGCGACAATCTATAATAGCACTCTAAAATTCCCATTTAATATAGAACTGATTTCAGATAAAACTATTCATTGGGGCGATAACCAAGAGTGGATTACCATAACGAGTGACAAAGCTTTATATGATAATACGTCCAAAAGAAATCCTTCTTGGTTGACTTTTATCTTTGAAAGTTGAGCCAATCACAATGAATATACTCGAAGTATTTAAAAAGAAAGCCAACCTAAAACATCCTACAGGTTGGTATAACTATGATAATGTGTCACTCCACAAGATGAGTGACCGAATAGATATATTATGTTTGAGATGTAATACCACTTTTCAACAGGTGGCATCGCGGCATTTACAAGGTAGAGGGTGCTTCAACTGTAGAGTGAAGAATACGGGAAATACTATTCGCGATTCTCCAGAAGAATTTGATAATAAAGTCAAATCAGTACACGGTGAAACCCAATATATCAGAATTGGTCCGTATATAAACAATAAAACGAAAGTCGTTATGCGGTGCACTACCCATAATATAGACTTTAATATATTACCTGCTAATATAAAAAAAGGTCATCGATGTCCATCTTGTGCGCGGGAATCCCAACGCATTAACAAATCCAACTGTTATGATAAATTTGTAAAATTGGCGCATATGCATCATGCAGCGAATGAATATGACTATACTGATACTACTATCAACCATTCACATGATAGAGTAACTATACGACACAATGTGTGTGGGAAAGAATTCCAACAGTTGGCATATTCACATGTCAACATAGGCAATGGTTGCCCCTACTGTGCCGTCTCAAAAGCAGAGAATGAGATTAACACTTTCATCGAAATAGATTGTGGTTTATCTACTATTAGAAATAATAGACATATATTAGGAGATGGAAAAGAATTAGATATATACATCCCATCTCTAAAAAAAGCTATAGAACACGATGGTACATATAGGCATTCCGAGTTATCGGGAGGAAAATCCATAAATTATCACTTAGATAAAACCGATAGATGCGAAGCCAAAGGTATACAATTGATTCATATATTTGAAAATGAATGGCTTAATAAGAAAGATATATGTAAATCTATGTTACGTAGTAAACTCGGTAGATGCACTAACAAATTATATGCCAGAAAGTGTGACGTTAGACATGTATCTATATCAGACAGTAGAAGCTTCCTTGATAATTCCCACATACAAGGTGATTGTAATTCAACTGTAAAATTAGGGCTATATATGGATGAAGAACTAGTTGCATTGATGACTTTTGGTAAGCCTCGGTACTCTAAAAAATATGAATGGGAGATTGTTCGATATTGCAATAAGCTGAATACTACAGTAGTAGGAGCAGCGGGCAAACTATTAAAAGCATTTCAAAATGAATATAATCCATCATCTATTATATCATATGCAGATAGACGCTGGAGTAATGGCAATTTATATTCTCAATTAGGAATGGTATTAACAGGGATATCTAAACCTAGATACTGGTATATGGCCAAGACCGACTATTTACACCTATATCATAGGTCCAATTATACCAAAGCTCGTATACATATAAAATATCCAGAGGTAGATATGTCTAGAACTGAATGGGATATTATGCAAGAAAAAGGTTATGATAGGATATGGGATTGCGGGCAATTAGTGTATACTTGGTATAGATAATAAAAAACCCGCAAGGGGTTAGCCTTGCGGGTTTGAAGTTTTAATTGTTATCTATTATTGACCCAAATAGACTGGTGAGCAGGCAGATGCTGCGCATCCATCCCATGTCACTGTTCTATTCAAATCTTTAGCGATAATGATGTGGTAGAAGTTTTCTATACCAAACATGTGGTCAACCACACCATAACGGGTCATCATACCCACGATTGGGGTGAAGGTATGAGGAGCGATTGTACGTTGTACAAGCACTGGAATATATGGGCAGTAGATCAAACCGGTATCCCAGAATTCAGCACCTTTATAACCCAATAGAGCATATTCTACTGGCTCAGCACGAACACCTGATAGGTATTGTGCTTCGGTACGGGTATCGCGATACAGGGTGAACTGACCAGCAAGAGTACCTACGCGAGCAACACCATTAGGGTGAGTTTGCACAGCAGAGTTGATATTGAACGGAGCGAACTCTTTTAGGAGTTGTAGGATAGTACAAACCTTAGGAGTAGCGATGATGAAGTTAGCAGGACCACGACGGTTACGGATAGCGATACGGTTAGCTTCGATGATGATCTTGGAGTAGAAATCTACACCACGTTCAGCGAGCCAACGACCATCTGCAAGACCTGGCTTCCAGATTGAATAACCTGTACCATTACCAGCATTTAGAGCAGCTTGAATCATGCGAACAACCATTTCACGGTCGATTTCTGCCTGGATTTCATATGCCATAGCATTTGTAATCTCAGCATCAATGTCGATACCGTTC